TTTCTTCTTGTTTTTTCTCAAGTTCTTTCTGTAAACTAGCCAGTGTGCTTCTATGATTAACTGCTTCTTCTAAACTGTCGTACTGTGTAGGTGGACAAGTTTCAAGTTCTCCGATATCACTTACAACTTTTGAATGTTCTTCCCACTGTGTATTATTTGTTATAACTTGTAAAGCGGCTTCTTGTTTTTGATCTTCTTTGCTTTTTAGTATTTCTTCTTGTGTAGTGTCGTGTATTTCTTGTCCACACGCATGACACTTGTGTTCTTTTAATAGAAGTATTTCTTTATCTAGTTTAGCAATAGTTTTTTCTTGCTTTGTATTATCTGCTTCAATGTTAGCAATCCAACGTTGTGCTTCTTCTAAGCGTTTTTTCTTTTCATTAAAATTTTCAAGACATTTATGTGCGTCAATTTCTGCGTCAATGTCAATCTTTTCTAACAAACGAATATTTTGAGAAAGATCGTTTACATCATTTGTATGGTTATCTTGCCATAGTTTTTGTTTTCTTTCTAGGCTTTGAATAGATTCTTCAATTTTTTGATTGCTTACTTTAATAGTCTCGATCTTTGTGTTTTCTTGTTGTATAAGATCTTTACTAATTCTTACCTGTTCTTTTAGTGCGTCTGCTTTTTCAGATAAAATTGTAATACCAAGTAACTGTTCGATAATAGTACGTTGGTCATTGTTTTTCAAAGCAAGAAAAGGTTCAGTGTATGTGTTCAACGCAATTAAGTGTTTGAACATATCATGACTCATACCAAACAGTTTTTCAATTTCTTTTTGTGTTTGTCTACTATCACCTTGACTTTCGTCAGCATCGTCTGCTGAATATTCTTCACCATCAACATTTAGTTTTAGAATATTAGGCTTACGACCTCTTTCGATGTGGTAATTTACACCGTTCTTTTCAAAACTAACAGTTACAAGCATACCTTTACTGTTAATTTTGTTAATTAGATTGTCTCTTTTAATATTTGTTAAAGCAACACCATAGATAGCATAACTTAAACTGTTAATAATGGTTGTTTTACCAGTACCGTTTCTAGCACCGCTATCGTCACCACCAAGATCTAAGTTTTCGCCTAGTACAAGAGTTAGCATGCCTTTATCAAAATCAATTGCTTGAGTTTGATTACCGACACTCATAAAATTACGAACTGTGAGATTTTTAATTTTAATCATAGGTTATTATAGATCTCCAATAACAATTTTTGATCGTATTGTTCTGAATCAATATTTGTAATTTGATTTACAACAATAGTATCAACGCTTTCAAACTGTAAATCAATTGGCTGTATATCTTGACTTTCAATTTCAGTTTTTTCTGGAATAAGCATAAGTTCACGCAATTTATATTGTGGCATGAACGTTTCTTTAATAAAATTTGCTTCTTCAAAACTAATAGGAACATCAATTGTTACACGACAGTGCATCTTTTCTTTAAGTAGATCGTCTGGCGCTTCTAGTAGTTTTGATAATTTGTATGTTCTATAAACAGGCTGATCAGGCCAACTACGATACTCTGGCTTACCGCCCCATTCGAGCATCATCATTCCACGCTCATCATCCCAAGCATCGGCATAATTGTGTGGAAAAGCATTTCCCATGTATGTAATGTTTCCTTTGGTTTGGCGCTTGTGGAAATGTCCAGAGAAAACATATTCTTGATTTACAAAGTCGTCTGCTTGTAGTTGACCGTGATCAGGCATCTGTACCATAGCATTCATGTAGAATAATGGCAATTCAAAATGTCCAAAAACATATCTTGATTTAATATCTTTAACTTTCTTCCATTCATCACCTACTAACCAAGGTAGCAGTGTGACTTCACCTTCAGTTATAGGATGATTAACAGGAACAATATTAGGAAACAGTCTAGCAAACTCTAAACTGTGAATTTCTCGTTTGTCTTTGTAAAACTCGTCATGATTACCAAGCATTAGATAGGTTTTATCAAATGCGTTGTTAAGTTTTTCTAGATTACTAACACTATAGTTCATCGTACTAACATCAGTAGTCGCACGATTGTGGTGCCAGTCACCTAAAAATATACAAGTTTCACAGTTTTCTTTTTTGGCTTCTTCAATGAACCATTCTACAAAGTCCTCGCAGTCTTTGTTATGAATTCTACTACCAGACTTCATACCAAAATGAATGTCAGTAAAGCAAGCCGCTTTCTTAAATAGCGCCATTATTTCATTCTCCTATACTAGTATAAGTTCTTTTTGTGAAGAAGTCAAGTATTAATCTGAACCATTCTTGCCAGGATCAACGCCAAGGTTTTCGTTAGCATTTTGTCTAGTCCAACTTGGGTTCATTCCGTTCATTTCAAGAATGTCATCACGAATGTTTTGATTGCGTTTTTCGATATTAATAATTCTAACAAAACTATTTGTAACAGCGGCAGTATAATAAGCAAACGGATTGTTTGATTTTGATTCGTCAAACTGTAAACCAATCTGTGCTAGTTGTAGAATTGCTTGACCACGCATTTCGTCGTTATATGTATAACCACGAACATTACCGCGTGTAGCATAACGCTCACACAATTTCATCCACATCCTAGCAAGTTCGTTGGTTGCTTGACCGTTGGTTTTAGAAAAATATCCGTTCTGCATCCCTCCAACCCAGTGGCTTTTACCTACACATATTAGATTGTCATTTTCATCGTACTTCCAATGCTGGAATGGTGGAAAATTTACTCTTTCGTGTGCGTCTGCTACTGTTTTTACTGTTTTTTTACGACCCGGAGCAAGTGGGACATGCTCAAATGTCATAATTCTAAAAATTAAATCTGTTTTGTCGACTTTTCTGTAATCAATTTCAAAATCTTTAGCAACTACTTTTTTGTTCTGTTCTTTTGCTTGTTCAAAATTTGCTGTACCTAATCGCTTTGCTTGGTTTCTTTTTGCTTCTGCGATGGTTAAACGGTTAATTTTTTCTAAACTTGGTAGAATAATATCGAATTGATGGTATTCAGGTGAAACGTAAGAGCAATAAGTGTTCTTAGATTTATGGATTTCTTTCAAAAGGTCTTTGTTGTTTAGGTATTTCACTCTTCTTTGTGTCATATATTGGAACTCCATTAATACTTATATAATAGCACATTTCTCTAGAAATAAATAGAGTAAAGTACCAAACTAATAAGGAAATTTTACCAAAATGGCATTACCGACAAATACACGAAGCACAGCAGGAATTGCATCAGCAGGAGGAACAGGAATTCGAAACTCTGTTCAAATAACAGGTTCCGCTCCGACAAACACTTCTTGGAAGATTTATAACCTTGCTGGAACAGGAACTGACCCTAATTCAGTCGGAATTGATCCGAGTCTTAACAATCAAACAGGACCTACCAGTGGAAGCGGAAGTTATAGATTTGGTATAACTGGTAAGCCAGAATCAAACGGTCTTGAAAAAGCATTAGGAGCAATAGGTTCTGCGTTTGCTATAGTAGAAGTAGGTAAAAGTTTATTCGCCGCTGGCGCCGGTGTAATTCAAGGATTGAAAGATTTTGGTAAAGCCGCAGGAGCAATTGGCGATAGTCTCAAACAAGTCGGAAGCAATTTCCTTAATAGCGAATTTCGTAGTGTAGGTGAAGATACAAGCGATATTGAAGCGTCAGACTATGATGGATATACTTTTGCCAAAGACTCCAGTCCATATGATTGGAGAGTTAGAATATCAGTAGGAAGCATGAAGGATGTTTTTAGAGAAGCAACAGCAAATTATCTTAATCCATTAGTATCTACAGGCAATGGTGTTATTTTTCCATATACACCACAAATAACAGTATTACACAAAGCAAATTATAGTTCGCAACAACCTGTTCATAATAATTTTCCTTTTCATGCTTATAAAAATAGTGAAGTTGATGATATACAAATTAATGGAACGTTTACAGTTCAAAACGATGACGAAGGCCGGTATTGGCTCGCCGCTGTGAGATTTTTTCAAACACTAGCAAAAAGTTTTTATGGACAAAGTATTCCAAATGGTTTCCCTCCACCGGTAGCACAGTTATATGGATATGGAAATTACATGTTTGGAGATGGAGGTTCTAGAGGCATTAATATAGTAGTTAAAAGTTTTAGTCTCGAGCTTAGTAGAAACGTTCAATACAAAAGGATTTTCTACAATGCTGACAACGCTTGGGTACCTTTAGAAAGCAATATTGCTTTAACAGTAACACCTGTTTACAATAGAAGCTCGCTTAGAAGATTCAATCTTAACGATTATGCCAACGGCGGACAACGAGGAGTTTTATAATGGCAACATATTCAAAATCAAGTCCGTGGTATAAGACTAGACAAAATGTAAATTTTTTAGATATAATGAATTACAGAGAAATTCCAACCACTGACACAGATTATCCATATGAGATAGAAAACAAATTTAGACACCGTCCAGATTTGCTGGCATTTGCGTTATACAACAATGCTGATCTTTGGTGGGTATTTTCACAACGTAATCCTACACTATTAAAAGATCCAGTATTTGATTTTGAATCTGGTTTGATCATATATATACCTAGATTGGACACCTTACAAAACACACTAGGAGTATAATATGGCAACCAAAGGTAAAACTTCTAATGTGCAAGGAACAGAAGATACAGTAACAGCGCAACAGACATCTTTTTTTAATCAAAGATTTCCAAACTATACAGAAAATATTCTAAAAGGATACGAAAGTGTTACCTATCGTTTCAGCATGGGTGCTGTCACGGCTTCGAGTTACGCAGAAGCTTCTTATCTAGATGATAACACAAATGGAAAAGATTCTAGGTATATTGTATTTGGCGAAAGTGGTTATACAGGATCATCACAAAATACCGAAACAAGCCTGAATAATAAAAATAACATAGGCAAGCGTGTGGTAACAGCATCGGGTGTGCCTGAATATTTTGTTGATAATTTTATTCTTAAAATAATGCAACCAGGCAATGGCACAGGATTCGAAGGTGTTGCTGGAGGCTCGTTTGAAGTTTATGAACCATACAGTTTAGGACTGTTTCTTGAATCTTTACTGGCTAGTGCTATCAACGCAGGATTTCAACATTTTAATGATCATTGTCCTTTTGTTATACGGATTGACTTTTTTGGTTATAAAAATGGAATACAACAAGAAATTAAAGATGCTAGTAGGGTGTTTCCTATTAGATTACAGAATATTGAATTTAAAGCAAACGAATCTGGAAGTACTTATATTGTACACTATTTAGATTTTGGTACAAGTGTTTTAACAGACGATACGATCAAACAACTTGAAAATACCTGCGTATTTCCTATGGGAGCAAACCTTCGTGAAACTGTTAAGAATTTTGAAAAATACTTGAACGATAGAGAAGCCAATAGAGTTGCTGAAAAATTAAGACAAATTCCTGATGAATTCGTTCTTGACGTTCAGAATGAGGATGGTCTTTTCGACGCCCGAACCAGAGAACGTGGCGCTCCTTTAGACAAATTTTATAAAGAAATTAAATTTTTAGATTCTCTAGATGACTATGAAAGACACAAAACATTTAAATCAAGCCTTGTTGATTATGGTGATCGATTCCCTGATTCAACCGCTAATGTAGATAAATCTCCGATAGGAACGTCTGATACTAATGCTAGAATAATTAATGACCAGGCTGGAACCACCTCGTTTGTTTACAATTCTTCAACTAATGCTAAAACAGATGTATACACAGTTCTTAATGACCTAATGTGTCATACAGAATTTGCCAAAGAAAGTTTTGAGACGGTTAATAAAGACGGATATGCTCTTTGGTGGATGATTGTGGGACAAACACGACATCAAGTTGATGGCGAAAATGTCAAACATGATCTTATTGATGGAAGGATTCCGTTAAAATTTGATATCACCATCAAACCGTTTTGGACAAGATTAGACCGTTTAAAACAACCTGGTGTGGTACTTGAAGATACTCCTGCAGTTAAAGCAACAATAAACAAAGTTTATTCATACTTGTACACTGGTCAAAATGACGATGTTCTTAATTTTGATATGAATTTTAATAACATGTTTTACATTGCTGGACAACCGCAGGCTTGGTCAAAAACTGCTGAAGAGTCATTGAAAAAAATTAGAAGCAATGACACAATAGCCGAAAATGAAGATGTAAATCAACGAAGTCTTACAGCAATGCAGGAATTATCTATAGGTAATGTTGTTACCAAACCTGCTGGACATATTAGCATAGCAGGCGGCACCGGAGTAACAACAACTGAAATTGAAGTTGCTAGATGGATTAACAAACATGTTACCGGAACAGATGGAAATTCATACGATGTAATGGTACAATTAAGGTTGGAGTTAACAATTCTAGGTGACACATATTGGTTACCGATGGCTGGACTAGGAAATCAACTTGAACCTAGCTCTGACGAAATGAGATGGAAAGGCGAAGATGTAAGAGTTTTTGTAAGATTTAGAACCATCGAAGATTATCCTTATAATGGATCAAGTTTATCTATAGTAAAAGATAATGGATTTAAAGATCATCCTTACAGTGGAATCTATAGAGTTTACATTGTTAAGAATGAGTTTACCGGAGGTGTTTTCAAGCAAACACTATCTATGGCAAAAGACTTTTCTATAGATCCAGATCAAACTGTTGAAAATCAACAAGCTCAAGCACAAGCACAGGATATTAATCCTATACTTTATGCTGATATAACAGAAGGAAGGGTGAATGGTGATAATATTATTCCTAAAACTCCAGAACCACCAGGCAAGCCAAACGCAAACATGGGACAAGGTAATATAAGATGACAGCAACACTATCAAAGATACAATCATCAGGTGCTCGCGTAGCGAGGGTAGTGGGTCATGATATTAAAACTGGCATGGGTACACTTTTTGTACAACTAGAAGGAAGAAATGCAGCAACCAGAGGAGAAGCGTCACAGACTTTTCCTGCTTATTATGCTCCTCCTTTCTTTGGTAGTACAAGTTTTGCTTACACTGGTGTTAATACCGGCAATGGCAAAGCATTCCAAGATACACAAAAGTCTTATGGTATGAGTTTTGTTCCTCCTGATATTGGAACAAAAGTTATAGTAATTCAAGTTGACGACACACAGCAATGGTTTTGGATGGGAGTTATTCCTGAATCAGGAATTAATCACATGGTTCCCGGTATTGCCGCCGCAGAAAATGTTGACTTATCGCCCGAAGAACAAACTCTGTATGGGCATACTAAATCGCTTCCTGTAGCTGAAATTAATACAAGATTGCTTAGAGAAGAATCAACCCAAGATTTAGAAAACGCAAAAAGACCTCTACATCCTTTAGCAGGATTTTTATTAGATAGCGGACTTATTGGCGATCCTACCAGAGGAACCCATGGAAGTACAATGCGCAGAACTGCTATTCCTAATGTGTATGGAATAAGCACTCCTGGACCATTAGACAAACGAGATGGAGCACTTAAAAAACCTCAAGGAACCAATCAAAATGTTTCTGATCCTGTATTTGTTAGCAGGGTCGGCGGTCATCAGTTTGTTATGGATGATGGCGATGAAAGATTTGTAAGAAAAACCAAAGCAGATTTAGGACCTCCTGAATATGCCGACACAACTAAAGGAGAAACTGGTGATGCTAGGATTCCTTTCGGAGAAAGTTTTAGAATAAGAACTAGAACAGGACACCAAATCCTTTTACATAATTCAGAAGATTTGATTTATATTGGTAATAGTAGAGGTACTGCTTGGATAGAATTAACATCAGATGGCAAGATAGATATTTTTGCTCAAGACAGCATTAGTATTCATACACAACAAGATTTTAATTTCCATGCCGGTAGAGACATTAATCTAGAAGCTGAAAGAAATATTAATATTAAAGCAACAGGACGTAATACAGAAAGTCCAGATGGCGCAGGCGCTACACCTGATGCTGTTGGAAGAATACATGTCGATGCCGCAGGTAATTTAACAACACTGGTTGGCGGATTTAAAACTACAAATATAGAGAAAGATGTTAGCACAGTGATTAAAGGTGCTGAGAGAAGAACAGTTGCTAAGAACTTAGAAGAAACTGTGGGTGATGATGTTAAACTCAAAGCAACAAATATCAACGCCTTTTCGTTGAATAATACAAGAATTAGATCTGACAATAGTACAAATATAAGCAGTGCGAATTTCCATAGAGAAACTGCTGATAAAATTGAGATGAATTGTGATCCTGCTGAAGTAGCAGAACAAGGCTCTATCGATAGTGTAACGATCGCAGAACCATTAAGTTTACATCAAAATGCTGTTGTAGATATTACTCTACCTTGGTCAGATGGCGGTGTTGAAAGAGAATACCAAAGTGATGAACCATTGGAAAGTATAATGAAGAGAATACCACAACACGAGCCTTGGTATAAACACGAACACATGGATCCTTTAGCGGCAGCCCCACCAAAAACCGACAGGGACATAACGGAGGAATAATATGGCTAGAAAGATATACAACCAACAAAAAGTACAGACTGTACAAGCAAGTACAGGATCTGTATCAGCTGAAGGATCTCAGTTTAGATATAAAGGATTTAATTCTAGAAATAAAGGAAACAGTTTTAAGCAGTATGATTTAGATCTAGTTAAACAAGATATTCTAAATCACTTTCATATTAGAAAAGGCGAAAAACTACAACT